AATTTAAGTGTGCAGTTATGTGTGCTCTATGATCTTGACCAGGAAAAGCTTGAAAAGGTTTACCTGCAAGAGCCATAATGTGCTCCATACTTGGATCCATGGGTGCTACAGGTCTTGGTGGTGGTAAAACTTGATCAATATTTTTTATACCAATCGCTTCATACATACCTCTATATGCAGAATATAAATTATGTATCTGTGGATTTGATGTAGCTAATTGTAATTGAGTTTGTGCAAGTGTAATTCTTTGTGACATAGAAAAAATATTTGGATCTGCTACTGGTAGAATATCTACTCTTGCGTCAAAGTCTGATTGTTTAATTAATCTAGATGCACCTACAACATCATATGGATATTCTGGTGGTAAATATGTTGAGATTACAGCTGATAATAGTTTAAATTCTTTTTTCATAGAACCATACAATCTTTTGTGAATAGCAGACATAACTTTAGATCCTCTTTCAAGTAGAGCAATCGTTGTTCCTACAGCTGCATTTTGTGTTCCTTCACCTGTTTGTAATTCTGATATTGCAGCAAATCTTTGACCTGCTTGCACAACAATGCCCATTAAAGATAACAATGTTGCTGATGGCTCTTTGTATGGTAAAGGAAAGAAAGCTTCTCGTAAATTACCACCTGGTGCATCTACATCTTTAAATTCACCTGGTTGTATTGGTGATGCTTCATCTCTAACTCTTACACCTCTTTGTTTAAATCCTGCAGGTAAATTAGATAATGTTCCTGCATCTAATAATTGGCGGAGAGCGACCGTTGCAGTTCTACTCAATCCGCCAATCATGTGTATCAATCCAAATCCGTAGAATCCTAGTCCTGGCAGAAATTTAAAGTGGACAAAATATTGGACTCTTTGTTTTTTTGGATCGTTGGGCGCATAGTTCCTTCTTATAGAAAGAACTGTTCCACTACCTTCTTCGATTGTTACGATATAAGGTAGCTTGATACCAGATGGTTCCCCATCTGCACCAATATCTTCAAAGCCTTCTAAATCTAAATCAACATGACATTCAAGAAGAGTATATACTGTTTGTTGTTTTCCAGATTTTTTAGTGCCTTCTAATTCTTTTTCTTTTTTAGAAACATCATCGTTTGTTGACATAGCTGGTGGACCTAAATCTATATCTACATAAAATCCAGCTACTTGTTGTTTTCGTAAATCATTTTCAGAAATTTTTATAACATGAATAATAGACTCTGCTTCATCTAAACTATTTGCTGTGTATGGTACAATTAAATCATCTGCAGGAATAAATTTAGAAACAGCTCTACCCATCATTGAATCATAGTAAACTTTTTTAAATGTAGAACCTGCTAGTGGTAAATGAAATAACATTGAATCAAACTCTGGTTCGTATTCTTTCATCTGATCCATAATTTGATAATTCATAAAATCTTTTACACGATTTGCTTGTGCCTCTTTTTGTGGTGTAGGGTTACCAAGTATCTGTGTTCTAACTGGTCCATCTGCTGGTAATAATTCTTTATAAGCTGTAGCTTGGAATTGTGTTACAGCTTCTGCTAGTACAGGGTGTGTTGCACCAGAAGCTCCTTGAAACGGTTCTGTTCTGTTTTCGTATTTAAATCCTAAAAGATCTAAACCATCTGTGTAAGATTTTTCCCAATCTTTTCTAGACATTTTATAATCTTGATAATTAGTTTTCATCTCGTTGCCGAGTGGTTCTAAAACATCATCAGGTAAAATATCTGCTAAATTATCAAAGTGTGCTTCTGTTCCAGGAATATTAATTGCACCTGGTTCAAAGTTGATAGTAGCCCCACCGTCTTCTTCGGGTGTTACTTCAACGGGTTTCTGTTCAACAATTTCTTCTTTAACTTCTACATCCTCGCCCGGAACTTTGACCTCGGTACGAGTGTTAGGAAGTCCTTTATCTATATCTGCCATTTAAACTCCTACGATCTTCTACCACGTTTAATTAAATAATCCAAGCCCTGTGGCGTAGGTCCTGATTCTGGTGGTGGCCCTGATTTTTTACCAATTAAACCACCTGCCGCTGCTCCTTCTCCAGCTATCCCACCTAAATCTTCATACTCTTGAGCTAAAAAAATATCTTTTTGTGTTGGTGTCATAGAGTCTAATAATTGTTTTCGTTTATAAAGTGCTTTTCCAGTTTGAAATATTCCTTCTCCAACCAATGATGCAATACCAATGGGTGATGCTATTCTTGCTGCACGCATAGCCAACTTTGGTGTTAGACCTAAATTAAATATTCTTTGTGCAGCTCCCATCTTTGCAGATTGTTTTACAAGTGCTGGTGCAGCAATTGCCTCTGCTGCAAGAGTTGCTCTATCAATTCCAGAAGTTGGATCTATACCAAGACCTGCAGTTAGCACTGCGGTGCCTAGTGGTGTTGGTATACTTTTAAAAGCTTCTCCTAAAATACCTGGGCTAAAAAAAGGGTTTGCACTTACTTGGTTAAATCCTGATATAGGTCTTTTTGCTTTTAAACCTCTTTCCAACATTTCTCTATTACCTGTATAACCTGCAATACCTATTTTATCATCTACAAGTTCTGGTAAATAAGAATTTGCATAATCAATAAATTTTCCTGTGGCACTACCTGGCTGTTTATATCCAAGACCTTTTGTTTTAAAAATACCTTCAGGGACTTGTGGTTGCAATGTAATTTTTAATTCATTTGCTTTTTCAATAATATTTTTAACTTTAGGATTATTTGGATCAGGATTTTTTTCTATAAATTTTTCAGCCATATTTTTAAAACCACCTGATCTATTAAAGGGAGCTAAAATAGGATTTCTGTTATATGGAAAATCTTTCATTGCACCTTTTTTACGAATATCTCTTTGGTGTTCTATTTCAAATAATCCTCTTTTTTCTATTTCATATAAAGTTGGCTTAGATTTAATAATGTTTCCATCACCATCAACTGTTGTTGATAGTTTATCCATTAAATCAGTATTATCTGTAATTAATTTTGGATTAGCTTTTATTTTATCATTAAGTTGTCGTGTAATTAAAGATTGTTCAAAGTTTAAAAGTTTTTCACTTTGAGTTAAGGATCCTTTATCACCTAATTTTTGTGCTCTTCTTTTTCTTCTACCCTCAGCTTTTTTAGCCATCTCTCTTTGTTTTCTTTCTGAGTCTGCTTCAATAGCAGCTTTCATTTTAATTCCTTTCCTTCTATTTTTGTTTTTGCCAAATTTACTTTCAAAACCTTCAATAGTATTTTTTGCTTCTGCTCTTGCTCTTCTTTGTTGAGGAGACATACCTGTTCCTACATTTGCTTTTACATATTTAGGTTTATAATCAGGATCATTAGCCATACCTTTATAATCTTCAAAATATTGTTCAAAAGTTATTTTATCTACTTTTCCAAGACGAATTCTTTTTCTAAGATCAGTTCTTTGAGTTATAGATAAATCTTTCATAGGTTTACCGTATTGAATATTTGCTATTTTATCTTCTTCTGCTGTTATGGGTAAACGTGGCCCTTTTGGTGATCCACCATTTTTTAATTTAACGTATCCACCACGTTGATATTTAGGGCGCATAAGATACGCCATCATTTGTTTGTATTCTGCTATTCTCATTATTCTCCCAGCATGTAAGCTAGACCACCACCTGCTCTTTTAATTTTAGATGGTTTAATTTCTTCTAAAATTTCTTTAACAACACTATCATCTATCTCGTCAATATCATCAAACTCTCCATCTCGATTTGCTACCGCTCTACCTTCTTCGTATTCATCAGCAGTTGTGAAAGCTGTTCGAGAATCAGGGTCTACGTCTGGTTGACCTTTTTTATATTCCATGATTGTTCTATCATCAATTGTTTCAAAAGCTTTATCACCACTCATAGCCATACCTGGTTTATCTTTTGTAACTGTTAAATCTCCTGTAGCAAGATCCTCTGTTAATTCATACTCACTACCATCTTTACCTTTATAAGTAGTAATCTCTTGTAAATCTTGAGTTCTTCTTCCTGGAGCTGGTTGACCTGATCTTTTAATTTTATCTACTAACATCATAAATTTATCTAAACCAATTTTAACTCCTTCAGTTGCTTTAGTTGCAACTTTAGCTACCGGTTCTGCAGCTTTAAAAAATTTACCAACAACAGGTAGTGCTGCAAGTCCACCTATAATTTTCATAAAATCTCTTCTAGACATTCCACCTTTTTTAAAACCAAATCTTTGATCACCGGCAAAACCTGCAAGGCCACCGTCTGCTTTTTTTGTTTTTGGTTTTTGTCTTGTAATAAAATCTTGTGAGCCGCCCATGATAGGTTTTGATGGATCTAAAGTTCTATTTTTCATATCCACAACTTTAGCAGACTCATCTGCTCTTTGTTTTGCTTCTTGTTTTATTTTTAATAAATCTAAACCCTCTGGATCTTTACCCACGACAGATTTGTAACC